GTTTGGCACATGAAATAGCAGAGTTGAAGGTAAGAAAATTAATAGATCCTGGATTAACTTCTAGGAAATTTACATCAGCAATGAAGAAGCTAAAAGACAAAGAACTTTATCAGGAAGAAATGCAAGGTTACACAGATGAGTATGTAGAGTTTATACAAGAACAGATGTACAGTTACGAAACTACTCCACATATCTCTGTTGAACAAAAAGTAGATTTCTCACAATATGTTCCTGGTGGGTTTGGAACTGCAGACTGCATCTTAATCTCTAATGATACCTTGCACATTATAGATTTTAAATATGGAAAAGGTGTTCCTGTAAGTGTTGAAAATAATGCTCAGTTACTTCTGTATGCATTAGGAGCATATCTCGCTTATGAAATGATATTCCCTATAGAGCACATTAAAATGTCAATCGTACAGCCAAGATTAACAGGCATAGACACTTGGGAATGTAGTCTCGATTATTTACTAACCTTTGCTAAGAAAGCTCAAGAAAAGGCTGTAATGGCTTTAAATGGCGAGGGAGATTTTGAGTGTGGAGAACACTGTAAATTTTGTAAAGCTAAAGCTACCTGTAAAGCAAGAGCTAATATTAATCTTGAACTTGCAAAATATGAATTTAAAACTGCTGATCTATTAACGCTAGAAGAAATTGGAGAAATACTGCAAAAAGCACGTGATTTAGATACTTGGGTAAAAGAAATAGAAAAATATGCATTAGCAGAAAGTTTAAAAGGAAATAATGTTCCTGGTTGGAAGGCTGTTAATGGTAGAGGTAGTAGAAGTTTTAAAAACACAGATGAAGCTATAAAAGTACTTAAAGAAAATGGAATAGCTGAAGAACTGTTATACGAAAGAAAGTACTTAACTTTAGCACAAATAGAAAAGGTAATAGGTAAAAAAGATTTTAATAATTTAGTTGGAGATTTAATAGTTATGAATGTAGGTAAGCCAACTCTTGTAGAAGCTTCAGATAAAAGAGAAGCTATAACAAACAAGATAAAGGCGGAGGATGAATTTAGTGCAGTTGATGATATTAATAATTTATAAAATAAAGGAGAAGTGATTTTTTATGGCAAATGATACTAGAGTAATGACAGGGAAAGTAAGATTAAGTTATGTGCATTTATTTAAACCTTATGCAGCAGAAAAAGGGCAAGAAGAAAAGTACAGTTGTACAATTCTAGTTCCAAAGACTGATGTACAAACTAAAATGAAACTAGATGCAGCTATAAATGCAGCAATAGAAAAAGGAATTAGCAGTGTGTGGAATGGAGTTAAACCTCCAAAACCAACTATCCCAATATATGATGGAGACGGAGTGAGACCATCAGATGGCCAAGAATTTGGACCCGAATGTAAAGGGCACTGGGTGTTTACAGCAAGTGCAAAGATTGATTACCAACCTGGAATAGTTGATGTAAGAGCTCAACCAATTCTTAACCAATCTGAAATATACTCAGGAATTTATGCGAGAGTATCAGTGAACTTTTTCCCTTATGCAGTAAGTGGTAAAAAAGGAATAGGTTGTGGTCTAGGTAATGTACAAAAGTTAATGGATGGAGAGCCTTTATCAGCCGTAGGAATAAAAGCTGAAAATGAATTTGGAGAAGTAGAAATAGATCCAGTTACTGGAGAACCATTATTATAAAAAAACTTATAGAGGGGCAGTGTGAAAACTGCCTTTCACTTTCAAAAAGGAGCGATTATGAGAACTTTAAATATTGATATAGAAACATTCAGCTCTGTAGACATAGGTAAATCTGGTGTATATAAATATGCAATGAGTGATGATTTTCAGATACTTTTATTCGCTTATTCTATTGATGGTCAAGATGTAAAAATAGTAGACCTTGCACAAGGTGAAACTATACCACAAGAAGTATTACACCTTTTAAAAGATGAAACTTGTATTAAGTATGCTTATAATGCTGTCTTTGAGTGGTGGTGTTTGAATATGGCTGGAATAGAAACTCCTTTAGAGCAATGGCAATGCACAATGGTTCATGGTCTTTATTGTGGATATACTGCAGGTCTTGCTGCAATAGGTAATGCTATGGGTTTACCACAAGATAAGAAAAAACTTACAACTGGAAGTGCATTAATTAGATATTTCTGTATTCCATGTAACCCAACTAAGAGCAACGGAAACAGAACTAGAAACCTGCCACATCATGCTCCAGAAAAATGGGAATTATTTAAAGAATACTGTATACAAGACGTAGTTACTGAAATGGAGATAGGTAGAAGATTAAGTGCATTTCCTGTCCCTGATAGAGAATGGAAGCTTTGGGTGTTAGATACATTCATGAATGCATACGGAGTAAGAGTTGATAGTGAGTTAGTGAATGGTGCTCTGTATATAGACGCATTATCCAGGGCTAATTTACTAGAAGAAGCAAGAGAGATAACAAAGTTAGACAATCCCAATTCTACAAGTCAGTTACTAAATTGGTTAGAAGAAGCGGGAGAAGAAGTTGAGAATTTACAAAAAGCTACTGTTGAAAAAATGGTAGATGCTTTAGAAGATGGTAAAGCAAAAAGAGTTTTAGAGATAAGACAAGAACTTTCTAAGACATCTGTTAAGAAATATAAAGCTATGGACGAAGCTATGTGTAAAGATGAAAGAGTAAGAGGACTATTGCAATTTTATGGAGCCAATAGAACTGGAAGATATGCAGGAAGATTAGTTCAAGTACAGAACTTGCCTCGTAACTATATAGAAACTTTAGATGTAGCTAGAGATGTTATTAAAAGAGGTGATGGTGAACTATTAGAAATGCTTTATGGAAATATACCTGATACCTTATCACAGCTTATCAGAACAGCATTTATCCCCTCTGAGGGCAATCATTTTGTTGTGTCAGACTTCTCAGCAATAGAGGCAAGAGTTATAGCATGGCTTGCTGGAGAAGAGTGGAGAATGGAAGTGTTTAAAACTCATGGAAAAATCTATGAGGCCTCAGCATCTCAAATGTTTGGAGTGCCAATAAATACCATCGCAAAAGGTGAAGAAAACTATCATCTTAGAGCTAAAGGAAAAGTTGCAGAACTTGCACTAGGATACCAAGGTAGTGTTGGAGCTTTAACTGCTATGGGTGCAGCTGATATGGGCTTAACCGATGAAGAAATGAAAGACATTGTAGATAGATGGAGAAAATCATCTAAAAGAATTGTGGAGTTGTGGTATGCATTAGAGAATGCCTCTGTTGAAGTATTAGAGACTGGAGAACCGCAGATAGTTAAATGCGTAAAGTTAGCTAAAGAGTATGACTTTATTTATGGCCAAGACTTTTTCACAATTGAATTGCCAAGTGGTAGAAAACTTTTCTATCCAAAACCATTTTTAAAAGAAAATCAATTTGGGCAAATGCAGATGCATTACATGGGGATTAATCAAACATCTAAGAAGTGGGAAGTTATCCCAACTTATGGCGGTAAATTAACAGAAAATATTGTACAAGCTATCGCAAGAGACTGCTTAACAGAAACTTTGCTAAGAGTAAAAGATAAAGGTTGGCCAATAGTGTTCCACGTGCATGACGAGATAATACTAGATGTTCCAAAGTCTGTGGAGTTAGAAGAAGTTATAAAAACTATGACAGAAGAAATTAGTTGGGCAAAAGGATTAATATTAAATGCTGCTGGATTTACCGGTAGTTATTATATGAAAGATTAGGAGGAAATTATGCATATAGGAAGAAAAATAAAAAAATTTAGAGATGAAAATAAAATATCTCAAACAGAATTTGCTACAAAAATAGGAGTTACACAAGGCTTTTTATCACATTTAGAAAATGGAAGACTTAATGTAGAGAGTCCTACTCTTGAAAAGAAAATACTAGTTGCTATTGGAGAAACTCCAGATAGAGATTTAAAAAAGGACTTTGAAAAAGATATAGAGTTAGCAGTTGATAACGTACATTCACCAAAGCATTATATGATACCAGGTTGTAATTTTGAATGTAAAGACTTATCTGATGTTATTGTTAGAGATATGCCTAACCCTTTAGGAACTAGAATATGGAATGTGATTAAATACCTGGTTCGTGCTGAAAAAAAGAACGGGAAAGAGGATTACAACAAGGCAGTTGAATACCTGTCTTGGATAGAGAAAGGGAATGAAGCAGATGAATATGATAACGAAAATACTTTAGACAGCATCGCAAATAAATTAGACACAGACTGGACAACTATAATATTTGGAATTTGTGGAGAAATGCCTGCTAAAAAAGCTCTACTAATGAATGAAACTTTTAGAAATATAATCGCTCTAAAAATTCCTGATGCGATTAACTGTGTTAACAAAATAATAGAACTTGGATAAAAGGAGATAGCAGATGGAGAACTCGAGAAAATTAATAATATCTGAAGCAAATAACAGACACTCTAAGCAATGGGTAACAACTGAAATTACCTGGTCTGAATTTGTGGAAAGATTAAGTAAACCTAAAATAACAGCTGAAACACTAGATGAGTTCTTATCTTATTCTAAAGCTAAGCAAGATGATATTAAGGACGTTGGAGGCTTTGTTGGTGGAAAATTGAAAGGTAATCTTAGAAGAAGTGAAGCAGTTGAAAGCAGAAGTTTAATTACTCTTGACTTAGATAACTTAGCTTATGAAGATGACACTAAGATTATAAAAACTCTTAATAGTTTAGGGTGTGCTTATGCAGTGTACAGCACTCGTAAGCACCAAACTACTAAGCCTAGAATAAGAGTTATTTTGCCCTTAGCTGAAGATGTATCTGCTGATGAGTATGAACCGATAGCAAGGAAGGTAGCAGAGTCTATAGGATTACGTTATTGTGATCCTACTACCTTTCAAGCTGTTAGGTTAATGTACTGGCCTAGCCATTCTACTGATAGTGATTATGTTTTTACTTATGCTGACAAGCCTATGCTAGATGGTAAGGCAGTTCTTAATATGTATGCTGATTGGAGAGATGTATCAACTTGGCCAGAAGTTCCTGATGCTCAAAAGCATCATTTAACTTTGCTGAAGCAACAAGAAAACCCTTTAGAAAAAGAGGGTATGGTAGGGGCTTTTTGTAGAAGGTTTAATATTTACCAAGCAATAGATGAGTTTTTACCTGGTGTATATGAACCCTGTGATATATCTGATAGATTAACCTTTGTGGGCGGAAGTACTACTGCTGGAGCTATTGTGTATCAAGATGGACTTTTCTTATACTCACATCATGCAACAGATCCGTGCAGTCAAAAATTAGTAAATGCTTTTGACTTAGTAAGATTGCATAAATTTGGACATTTGGATATCCAAGCAGATATTAAAACTCCTGTGGCCAAGCTACCTTCTTGGCTAGCTATGAAAGAATGGGTATTCGCTAAGACTCCAGTTAATTCAGATTTACTTAAAGAGAGAAGGCAAAAAGCAATATCTGAATTCTCTGTCTCTAATAATCCTGACGTAGATGCTGTTGATGGTGTATTAGTTGAAGAAGACGATTCTTGGACAGCAGAACTTGTATATAACTCGAAAGATAATACGAAAGTACTTAGTACTCTTGCTAATATAATGCTGATTTTAAGAAATGATAAAGAATTAAGGCTAAAAATTTTTAAGGATATATTTTCTTCAAGAATACTAGTAAGAAAAGATGTACCTTGGGATAGAAAATTTGAAGCTGATGATAGGTTATGGACTGATACTGATGATGCGGGTCTTAGATGGTATTTAGAAAGTAATTATGGAATCACTTCTACAAATAAAATCATTGATGGAGTTAATCTAATTGCAGAAGAAAATGCAGAAAATAAGGTTGCTAGTAGAATTCAGGCTACCTTATGGGACGGAGAAAAAAGACTAGAAACTTTATTTATAGACTACTTAGGTTGTGAAGATAATGTATACACTAGAGAAGTTTCTGAAAAATCTTTAGTCGCTGCCGCTAAAAGAGCTATATATGGTGGAATTAAATGGGATAACATGCCTATCTTAATAGGTCCGCAAGGTGTAGGTAAGAGTACATTTTTAAAAATTTTAGGCATGGAATGGTATAACGATAGTTTAGTTAATGTGGAGGGTAAAGACGCTTGCGAGTTAATCCAGGGAAGTTGGATCCTGGAAATGGGAGAACTTAGTTCTTTAAGAAAATCTGAAATGAACTTAGTTAAAAACTTTTTAAGTAGAACTGATGATGTCTTTAGAGCCTCGTATGGGCGTAGAGCCCAAAAATATCCAAGAAGATGTGCCTTCTTTGGAACTGCAAATGATACTAACTTTTTAAGAGATGAAACAGGGAATAGAAGATTTTGGCCAATAGATTGCTTTATATTTAATCCAAAAAAATCTATCTTTGATGACTTGAAAGATGAGTTAGATCAGATATGGGCTGAGGCTTGTGAACTTGCAAAAGATAAATCTTATAATTTAGTTCTATCAAAAGAAGCATTAGAATTAGCTGTAAAAGAACAGGAATTGCACTTGGAGGACAATGTGTATAAGGGTATTATTTTGGATTACTTAGACAAGAAAATACCTAAAAATTGGAATACTATGGATTTATTTGCTAGAAGAACATATCTGAATGAATATGAAACTGTGACTCTACAATATGATGAAAAAGATTTGGTATTAAGAGATAAAGTGTGTGCCGCTGAAATATGGGAAGAAGCTTTAAAAATGGATATTAGATATCTAAAAAAGAGCGACAGCATTGAAATTAATAAGATTTTATCAACCCTATTTAAGTGGGAAAAGATAAAACAAGCATCTAGGTTTGGAAAATATGGAGTTCAAAAAGGTTTCAGAAGAAAAATATAAAGCTAAAAATTTTGAAACTTTCTAAGTGTAACTTTTTTAAAATGTAACTTTCTATAAAAAATGCTTGTAACTCTCTTTTTTAAGGTTACGTAGAAAGTTACATAGAAAGTTTCATAAAAAAGCATTGGTATTATTGTTATTATTATATATTTGTAACTTTGTAACTTTCTTTTCTATATTAATATATAAAAATAAAGAAATAAAGGGTATATATAGCCTATAAAATCTATAAATCCTATATTTATATAATTATATAAGAAAAAAAAGAAAGTTAGTTACGTATCAGATTGGAGAAATTTCATGGGAAAAAGTGAAAGTGAAATTGAAGCATATTTAGTTAAAAGTGTAAAAAATAAAAAAGGCTTGTGTATGAAGTGGACTTCTCCAGGAAATGCAGGAGTACCAGACAGAATAGTTATAGTTCCTGGTGGAGGTGTCTATTTTGTGGAGCTAAAAGCAGAGGGTAAAAGAGAGAACTTATCCCCTTTACAGAGAAATTTCATAAATAAACTAAAAAACTTAAATTGTGATGCGAGAGTTATAGCATCTTTCAAAGAAGTGGATAAGTTTATAGAGGAGGTGATGCCAAATGAAGTTTATACCGCATGAATACCAAAAATACTGTATTGATAGAATGATTAGCGATGACAAGTTAGGGCTTATGCTGGATATGGGCTTAGGTTAGGAAAAACCATCATAACTCTATCTGCAATAGCAGATTTGAAATTTAATAGATTTGAAGTAGGAAAGGTATTAATAATAGCCCCAAAAAAAGTCGCAGAGGCTACCTGGACTGATGAGATAGCAAAGTGGGACCATTTATCCCTATTAAAAACATCTCTTGTTTTAGGGGGTCTACAGAAGCGTATAAAGGCACTTGCAAAAACAGCAGATATTTATGTGATAAATAGAGAGAATGTTACCTGGTTAGTCGATTACTATAAAAATGCATGGCCATTCGATATGGTGGTACTTGACGAGTGGTCTAGTTTTAAAAACCATCAATCAAAAAGATTCAAAAGTTTGAAAGTTATCAGGAATAAGATAACAAGAATTGTTGGACTTACGGGGACACCTGCACCTAATGGGTTGATAGACTTATGGGCTCAATTGAATCTACTGGATCAAGGTGAAAGATTAGAAAAGACAATAGGGAAATTTAGAGAAAGATATTTTGAACCAGGGCAAAGGAATAGAACTGTAATTTTTAATTATGATGCCAAGGAAGGATCCAATGAAGCCATACATGAAAAGATATCTGACATCTGTATCTCTATGAAAGCAGAAGACTATTTGGAACTACCTGACATAATCTATGAACAAGTACCTGTAGTTTTAGATAGCAAGGCTAAGAAGTCTTATGATGAGCTTGAGAAAAAAGCCATACTTGAACTTGAAGACACTGAAATTACAGTTGCAAATGCAGCGGCACTTTCTAACAAGTTACTTCAGTTAGCGAATGGAGCTATCTATGATGAGAATAGAAAAGTCTTTGAAGTCCATGACTGTAAGATTGAAAGATTTTTAGAGCTGATAGAACAGTTAAATGGGAAACCTGCACTAGTATTCTATAATTTCCAACATGACAAGGACAGAATAATTGAAGCTTTGAAAGACTCGAAATTAAGAATAAGACTTTTGAAAACTCCACAAGACCAACTAGATTGGAACAAGGGAGAAATTGATATACTACTAGCCCACCCAGCAAGTGCGGCTTATGGACTTAACTTACAAGCTGGAGGTAATCATGTGATATGGTTTGGACTTAACTGGAGCTTGGAATTATATCAGCAGGCTAACAAAAGACTACACAGACAAGGGCAGACAGAAAAAGTAATAATTCACCATTTGGTTTGTAAAGAAACTAGAGATGAAGACGTAATGGAAGCTTTACAAAACAAAGGAGATGTACAAGATGCACTTGTTGAGAGTCTGAAAGTAAGAATTATGAAAGTCAAGGAAGCTGAAAAGAAAAACAAGGAGCAGATATGAGAACATTTGGATGCATATATTTCTATGTTTCTGGTGGAAGTATAGAGAAAACACAGGACTATGGAAATGAAAAAGACGATAAAAACTATAAACTTGGTAATTACTTCTTAGATTCTACAGAAGCTAAGCAAGTTTTGGAATCTAAAGAATATATAGAGTTTTGGAGTAAAGTTAGAAATAACAAAATAGGAGGATAAGATGTTATTAAAAAAAATAATAATGTTTTTATTGTTAATGCCTATTGCGGCGTTAGTAGTGACAGGACTTACAATAATATGGGCTATAATTGTACAATGGTTTTTTAATAAATGGGATTAGGAGGAGAGATTGGAGAATGATTAAAATAATAAAAAATAGTGAAATAAATAAAACAACAAGATATAGATTTTATGCAACTAGATGTAATTCTTGTAACGAAACTAGTAATGTAAATGTATTAGAAGTTATGGAAGATAACTCTAATACAAGAACACTAATCAGTATTTGTGATAAATGCTTACAAGAACTAAAAAAGAAAATAGAATCTTTGGAGGATGAAGATGAGAGAGATTAAATTTAGAGCTTGGATAAAAGAAAAAAAAGCAATATTTGAAGTTATTTTAATTGATTATGTAACTAAAAAGGTAACTTATTTACTTGAAAGAGTTGGACATTTGATAAATGTAAGAAACGATAAATTTAATGATATTGAACTTATGCAATACACAGGATTAAAAGATAAAAATAATAAAGAAATTTATGAGGGCGATATTCTTTTTGAAAGTTTTAGAGAAGAATATTACAAAGTTGTTTTTGAAAATGGGAGTTTTAAAGCAGAATTTAAGGGAGATTTTGAAGAGTATTCTTTTGATTTGATTGATGTTGTTGCACAAGGTTGTGAAGTAGTAGGGAATATTTATGAAAATCCTGAATTGATGGAGGATGAGTAAATGAGTATAGACTTAAATAAGCTAATGAACTATAAATCTTTGGCTTATAGAGCTTCAAATATTGCACAGCTAGAAAAAGTTAAAGAAGAGTACAAAGAGTTATTGGCAGAAGTTAGAGAAACTAGCACTTTTACAACAATTAAAAATATGGATAATTTTAAAGCTGAAGCTTTGGATCTCATAACTGCTACTGTAAATCTCTTGTTAGTAACTGGATTAACAGAGCAGGATTTTGAGAAGCATATTGCAAAATTAGAATCATATAAGAATGGGAAATATAAGAAATAGGGGGCTAAAAATGATATACAGATATCAAATAGACGTAAAAATAAAAGAAGGATCAACTGAGAGAATTATTAAAAAATCTATTTTTAGAAAAAAGGAACTAACAGATGCTGAACTAGAAGAAGCACAGTTAGAGTTTATAAGAAGCACAAAAGCCATATACAAAGAAAAAGGAATAGATTTAGAAGTTTTGGAATGGGGAATTCAAGAATTTGAGTTAGTCCGTAAAAATAGCTAAAGAGGTGAAATAATGGCAACACAGGAGCAAAAGATTATTTTTAAAGCAATAGAAACAGTGTTAATCAGTTATAATAAATACAAAAACAGAATAAAAAAAGATTTGGAATATTTCAATAATCCAGTTTTATTAAAAAGTTATAGCTTAGAAAAAATTTCTGGGAGTGGTTTTGTAGAAGTAAAATCTGATATAGAGAGAATGGAAGACTTGAAAGCTATAATATCTAAGGACATTGGGTTATATGAGGCAATGATATTTCGGATAGATAGTGCTTTAGATATGGTAAAAGAACATGAAGACTATGATTTAATCCAAGTAGGATTTTTAGATAATCATTTTAAAAAAGATAAAGTTGATTATGAGAAAATAGCTGAAAAACTTGACATATCAGTAAAGACAGTTTATCAAAAAAGAAATAGAATTTTCCCACATTTAGAGTTTCATTTTAAGACTCAAAATTTAATACAGGTAAAAAACTGGTAAAAAACTGGTAAAAAACTGGGGATGGAAAGGTTAGAAAAAATGTGTTAGTATGATATCATGTAGCAAAGTTTAGAGATTCCTCTTTAAAAATTGTGGCAGTAGTTATTGAGGCTCTACTCTAAAAAAGCCTCTGACAATTATGGTGCATCGACCTAATACGTTGGTTAGACTGCTAGAGTCTTTCATTGGTGAGAATCCAATATGCACAGGATACCAACATCAATACTCTCGTGATTCTTAAATGAATAGGATACGTCCTCTACGAGAGTTTTTTTAATTTCAGGAGATTTTTATGAAAACATATAAAAAGTTTTTTGATATAGGCTTTAGAGATGCACCAGTATTATTTGCATTGGGAAAATTACACATAGGAAGCTATATAGATACGCATACAACATTACTAAATAAAGTACTAGGACTGAATTTAGAATTTGAAACAGAAAAAGAAAGTTTAGATATAAACAGAAATTCAAAAGAAATAGTAAGGTTCGAAGATATTGAAGGGCAATGTTTATTTGGAAATTTAGCAGAAGGTACTATATATTGGGAGCATTTTAGTGATAAAAAATTATTGAATAAAGTTGAAAAATTAGAGCCAAATTATAGACATAAAATGCTTTGGTATAAACAAAAAAGAGGTAAAAAATGAAAGGATAAAATGGATATAGTGAGAACCAATTGGTGAAATAGGTTCTTTCAGAAAATAAAAAAGTCAAGCGGGTCTCGCGAATCCCGAGCTTCACCTGAATATTGGTCAAAATTTTAACGATTTCCGTTCCTAAGGAGTGAAAAATGAACATAGAAGATAAAGTAGTTAGTAGCCCTGAACTTGCGGAGATGCTTGGGGTGACAGATAGATATATTAGAATGCTAGCTCAAGATGGCATTGTGAAAAAAAGTGGAAATAGGGGTAAATATTTACTCGTAGAGAGTGTAAAAGGTTTTATTGAGTTTATTAAAGAACAAAACTCTGCTGATGTAGATTTGAAAGACACAAAACTTAAAAAAGAAACTGAAAAAATTGAAAAAGATATAGAGCTAAAAAGTATAAAAATATCAGAATTAAAAAATGAACTGCATTCGGCAGAGATAGTTAAGAAAGTTATGACTGTTATGCTCACAAATTTAAAGGGTAAATTATTAGCTGTACCTAATAAAATCGCCCCTTTGGTTGTGGGTTGTGACAATCTTGGGGACATCCAGGACATAGTTTTGAGTTCTATAGAAGATGTTTTGTTAGAATTAAGTGATTATAGTCCAGAATTGTTTAAAAATAAAAACATAATTTTGGAAGATGAAGAAGAGGTGGAAGATGAAAAAAGCAAAGGAAAAGGATCTAGTAGAAAATCCAAGTCTAAGAAAAACAATTAATCTATTTGCTGACATATTCCAAACATTGAAGCCTCCACCAAAGTTGACTATAGATACTTGGGCTGATTCATATAGAATTTTAAGTTCTAAGACATCTGCTGAACCAGGGAGATGGAAAACCGACAGAGTACCATTTCAAAGGGAAGTTATGAAAGCGATTTCAGATAAAAAAACATCTAAAATTGTGATGATGTATGGAGCTCAGTTATCTAAGACTGAAATTTTATTGAATGTTTTTGGATACTATGCTGACTATGACCCTGCTCCTATCATGTATCTTTTACCGACCAAAGATTTAGCAGAAGACTTTTCTAGTACAAGGCTAGATGACATGATACAGAGTACACCGCAACTTAAAAATAAAATACTGAACAAAGTTGACGGAAGGGATACCAAGCTACAAAAAGAATTCGTTGGTGGATATATCACTTTGGTTGGAAGTAATTCCGCTGCAGAGTTATCAAGTAGACCTTTGAGAATTCTACTTGCAGATGAGGTGGACAGATTCAAAAGCGATGTTGGTGGAGAAGGAGATCCATTAAACTTAGCAATTGAAAGAACTAAAACTTTCTGGAATAAGAAAATAGTTATAACAAGTACTCCAACTATCAAGGGAGATTCAAGAGTTGAGAAAGAGTATGAGAACTCAACAAAAGAAGAGTTTTATATACCATGCCCAAAATGTGGCTCATTTCAAAAATTGGAATGGAGAAACATAATCTTTGAACCTGTTGGGCATAAATGCTCTGACTGTTTAGAAATTTCAAGTGAGCATGAATGGAAAAGAAACATGATACACGGCATATGGCAACCACAGGAAGAAGTAGATGATTGGAGTGTTAGAGGCTTTCATATTTCAGAATTATACAGTCCTTTTTCTACCTGGCCAGAAATTATAAAAAAATTTAAAGCAGCAAAAGGTAATATGCAAATGATGAAGGTATTTACAAATACCTGTCTTGGCCAAACATGGGAAGAAAAAGTAGAAAAGATAGATTTCTTAGATGTTTCTAAGAGAAAAGAAGAGTATACCTCAGAAATTCCTGACCAAGTTCAAGTTTTAACTGCTGGAGTCGATGTTCAAGACGATAGATTAGAAATTGAAGTTGTAGGTTGGGGACTTGGGGAAGAGTCTTGGGGTATTTACTATAAGCAATTTATAGGCTCTCCTGGTCAAAATGACGTTTGGGAGCAATTGGATAGATTCCTGGAAACAGAGTTTGAGTATGCAGATGGTGAAAAAATAAGAATTCTTTGTACTTGTATAGATACAGGAGGGCATTATACACAAGAAGCATATCAATACATCAAACCTAGAGAGTTTAGAAGAGTATTCGGTATTAAGGGTAAAGGTGGAGATGGAGTTGCTTTTGTATCCAAACCATCTAGGACTAATAGAATGCAAATATCACTCTTTACTTTAGGGGTTAACACTGGTAAAGAAACAATACTTGCTAGATTAAAAATTGAAGAACCAGGATCCATGTATATGCATTTTCCAAGCAATGTAGATAGGGGTTATGATGAAGCATATTTCAAAGGATTAACATCTGAAGTTAAGACTACTGTTTGGGAAAAAGGAGTTAAAAAAACTATTTGGAAAGTAATAGGAACTAAGAGAAACGAACCGCTAGATTTAAGGAACTATGCTTATGCAGCTTTAAAAATAGCAAATCCTAATTTAAATAAAAAATATACCGTTGAAGCTACAAAAAAGACTACGAAAGTATCAAAAAGAAGAGTTTTATCGAAAGGAGTGACCTTATAAATTGAATTACACTAGAGAAGAGTGCTCACAGATGATTGAAGTCTATAGAAAGGCGGAAATAGCTGTACTGACTGGAAAAAGTTATAAAATTGGTACAAGAGAACTTGTGAGAGAAGATTTATCTGAAATTAGAAAAGGAAGAGCCTTCTGGGAGGGCGAACTTGACAAATTAAATAACAATGGAAGAAAAAAATTAGGAAGAAGAGTAATACCTAGAGATTTATAGGTTTTAATCTTCTTTTTTTGTTGCAAAAGGAGGTGAAAAATGAATTTATTAGACAAAACTATTGCTTTTTTTAACCCCAAAAAGGCTCTTGAAAGAGAAGTAGCTAGGAAAAAAATAGAAATTCTTAACACAGGTTACTCGAATCATGGGGCATCTACTACAAAAAGTTCTATGAAAGGCTGGATTTCTACTGGTGGAGGCGTAAAAAAAGACATCTACAAGAACAGGAAAAAGCTAGTTGAACGGTCAAGAGACTTGTATATGGGGGCTCCTGTTGCTCAAGGAGTTATGAAAACTATCAATTCAAACGTTATAGGTAGTGGATTAAAGCTAAAATCAGCAATTGACTATGAAACTTTAGGGATTAGTGAAGAAGAAGCTGAAGCAATTGAAACTACTATTGAAAAAGAATTCAAATTGTGGGCAGACAATAAGATTGAACAGATGGGAGTTCTTAATTTTGACCAAGTTCAAGACTTAGTGTTCTTAACAATTCTCTTGAATGGTGAGTGCTTTGTAAAATTTAACTATTTTCTAACACCAAAGAATCCATATAGCTTAAAGCTACAAATAATTGAGCCTGATAGAGTTATGACACCTTCTTTATTACAAAATGATGAAACTATCGTTGATGGAGTAAAGCTTGATACTAATAACAGAATTTCAGGATATTATGTTGCAAGAAAACACCCACTTGATGTGTCAGGAAACGTAGAAACGGACTTTATTTCAGTTTATGGAAAGCAGGAACAACTGAATATATTACACATAATGCTAGCTGAAAGACCTGAGCAAGTCAGAGGAATACCTATTTTATCTCCAGTTATTGAGGCATTGAAGCAACTGGATAGATATACTGACGCAGAACTTATGGCAGCAGTTGTAAGTGGAATGTATGCGATATTTATTGAAAGCGATAAGGACAATGCTCAAGGGACTAATATTGCAGATCATGAAGTCTTAGATGAAACTGAGCAAATAGATAGTTCTAATGATGAAACTATAGAACTAACACCAGGTCTAGTTCAAGGACTTAATCCTGGAGAAAAGGTTGTCGCGACTAATCCAGGTAGACCTAATGCACAGTTTGACCCTTTCGTTACTTCAATTTTAAGACAAATAGGAGCTGCTTTAGAAGTTCCTTATGAGTTACTAATTAAGCATTTTACTGCTAGTTATTCAGCAAGTAGAGCTGCTTTATTGGAAGCTTGGAAAATGTTTAGAAAGAGAAGAGATTGGTTCTCCAGCAATTTTACACAAGTAGTATATGAAGAATGGTTAAGAGAAGCATATTTGCTAGGTAGAGTAGATATGAAGAACTATGGAGAAGATCCATTACTAACAAAAGCTTGGAGCGGAGCCCAATGGAATGGACCGAGTCAAGGTCAGCTTGATCCACTTAAAGAAGTCAAAGCAAGTACTTTAAGAGTTCAACAAGGATTCTCTACTAGAACAAAAGAAACTGTCGAGCTTAACGGGGGTGATTTTGAGCAAAATGTAAGAATCTTAGCAAAGGAAAACAAATTATTAGAAGAAAAAGGAGTGATGATTAACAATGCCGAAAATGACAAAGAAGTTTTGGAACATAACGAAGAATGAAGAAGCAAAAAGTGCTGATGTTGTTATGTATGGGACTATTGGTTCCGATGAGTATTGGGACGATGTCTGTGACAAAACAATCAAAGAAGAAATTGGAAACTTAGGTGATGTAGAAAATATAAATGTACATATCAACTCACCTGGTGGAAGTGTATTTGCTGCGGTGGCGATAGCAAACACTTTAAAAAATCACAAGGCTAAAGTTACAGCTTTTATAGACGGACTTGCGGCAAGTGCCGCAACGATTATAACTAGTGCATGTGATGTTGTAAAAATGCCAAAAAACGCCCTGTTTATGATACATAATCCATTGACTTGGGCTTATGGAAATAAGCAAGAACTAGAAAAGACTGGAGTTCTTTTAGATAAGGTTAAAGATAGCATTTTAGAAACTTACTTAGCTAAAGCTAAAGATAAGACTAAAGAAGAACTATCTGCACTTATGGACGAAGAAAAATGGTTCAATGCTGAAGAAGCTAAAGAGTATGGGTTTGTCGATGAGATAGTAGGAGAAGTGGAAAATTTACAAAATGTTAATAATTTACTAATTGTAAATAGTCTAGCATTTGATATTTCTAAATTTAAAAATTTTCCAGGATTTAAACCTGCAGAACCTGTAACAGAACCTACTCAAAATACAGCTACAAATACAGAAGAAATGACTGTAGAAAAGTTTAAAGCTGATTACCCAGAATTGTATGAAAACATAATTAATTCAGCAATCCAAGGTGAAAGAAACAGAATAGAAGCAATTGAAAATCTTGAGATAGCAGGATTTGATGATGTTGTAAATATTGCTAAATTCAAAGAACCAATTGATGCTGCAAACTTAGCATTAAAAATATTAAATATCAAAAAAGAAAAGAATAAAGAGACTCTTAAAAACATACAAAATGAGAGTCAAGCAACACCCGTTCCTGTAGCACCAAGAGCTGAAGAAGGTTCAGGAAGTGTTGTAGGAATACCAGTATGTGATATTTTAAAGTATATGAATAAAAAAACAGGAGGTATAAAATGAGCTTTATAGAAAAAGGTAATGAGTACGGAGTTGACCAATTATTAAGTGGTACAGGTCACAAAGTTATGGAATTAGAAGTACCACAAGGGAAATCAGTTAAGAGAGGGCAAGCAGTAAATGCAAGTGCAGAATTATCTGATGGAACAGATTTATTTGGAATAGTTTTAGAAACAGCTGATGGAACTACAGCTAAGACTAAGACAACTGTTGTAGTGTTTGGAGAAGTTATTTTCGAAGGACTTGAGCTAAAAGCAGCTACTACTAAAGCTGATTTTATTAAAAAAGCTAGAGAAAAAGGAATAATAGTAAAAGAATTAGGAGGTAGATATTAATGGCAGTATTATTAGAATTTTTAGGACTATATGACCAGTCAGTTATAAAACCAAAGACATTTATTAGAGACATGTTTTTCTCAAAACATGAAACTCATGAATACCCAAAATGGGAAATTGAGTATAGAAAAGGTAGACAATTAGTAGCTCCTTTTGTATCTGAATTAATACCAGGAACAGAAGTAGTAAAAAGAAGTTATGCATCTAAATACTATAGTGCTCCAAAGGTAGCACCAAAGAAAACATTCTCTGCACAAGAAATTTACTTTGCTAAGTCAGCAGGAGAAACTATCTATGGTGGAATATCTCCAGAGGAGAAAAAAGCCAAATTAATAGGAGAAGCTTTCGCAGACTTTGAAGAACAAATCTCAAGAAGAGAAGAATTAATGTGTATTGACTTAATGTTTAAAGGGTCAATAGTAGTAAAAGGAGAAGGAATTGAAGACAAAATAGAATATGGAACAGTTCAAGAAATTACTCCTACGATATTATGGAATCAGCCAAATGCGGATATTTCAGGAGATATAGAATCTGTAATAACTTTAATAGGTGAAACTACAGGGCAAAGAGTTGAGCATATAGTTATGGATCCAGTTGCAGCAAGACTATTTACTCAAAATGAAAAAATAGCTAAATTACTAGATATTAAAAATGCTAATTTTGGGCAAATAGATCCTAAAGAGTTAGCAAGCGGGGCTATATATATTGGAACTTTAGCTCCTTATAATATCCCTATCTATTCATACCAAACTCAACATTCAGTGTTAAAAGCAGATGGAAAAACATATGACACAGTGAAAATGGTTCCAGAAGGAAGAGCGTTATTTGCACCATCTAATAATACTTTACACTATGGACCTGCAGCTGATATAGCTAAAGGGATAATAGTTGCAGAAAGAGTCCCTTTTGAAGATGAAGATACAAAAATCAATACTCTTGAAGTAAGAACAGAATCAAGACCTTTACCTGTTCCATTCGACATTGATGCTATAAAAGTTTTAAAAGTTAAATAAGGAGGGATAGCATGAAATTAAAAGTTAAACAATCACTGATTTACTGCGGAATAGTTTATAATCCAGGTGAAGTAGTGGATATCTTAGAATCAGATATCATAGAAAGAGTTAAATCCCTTGAACTCGTAGAAGCTGAAGAAGTTACTGAAGAAGCTGAAAATCTCGAAGAAGTTGAAGAAACTACTGAAGAAAACACAGAAGTTGAAGAGACTAATAAAAATTCAAAAAAATCTAAAAAGGCATAACTATGAGCTTTAAAGAAGAAGTTACTAATGACCTTGCTAGTGTTTTTTTGAACTTAGAAGAGTTTGGAGACACACATACTATAGGAAAAAAAGAAACTGTCTGTGTTATCGATGAGGAGAGATTTCAGAATAAGCAGAGAAACAGAACTAGATCTTTAGAAAATGACGGGCTATTTATTGAAGGTATGACTCTATTTATAGAAAAGTCCTTCTTTAAATACCCACCTCATTCTGGAGAAAAAATCTTAGTAGATGGTGTTAGATATTTAGTAGAAGAAACTAAGGAAGACATGGGTCTATTAGAAATAGACTTAACGAGGTATGATGAAAAATGATAGGAGTTAAAGTTGAAGCTACTGGAATAAATGAAGTCATCAATACTCTCGGAAAATACGAGAGTGAGTTACCAGGGTGTATTTCAAGGGCTATTAATCGTTCACTTGAGATGGTAAAAACTGAGCAAATTAGAAAGACAACGGAGTCTTATTTTGCACAAAAAAGTAAATTGCTTAGTAGTGTTAATATATTTAAAACTAACAAAAGTAATTTAACTGGTTCTATCATAAGTAGTGGTAGAGTTATAGGTTTAGACCATTTCAAGCTAAATCCTAAGACTAGGACAAAAGGAAAAATAGTTCAAACTGCTGTTAAAAAAGGTGGATATAAATCTTTACCAAACGCTTTTATAGCATATAAAAATGGACATCTGGGAGCTTTTGAAAGAACGGGTAAATTCATCACAAAAAATGGTAGAAAAAGAGAGACTATTAAAAGACTAATGTCAGTTTCAGCACCTCAAATGCTTGGAAATTTATCTGTTTTAGAATATCTACAAGGCTATGCCGATGAAAAATTCAGAATGAGATTAGAACATGAGATAAATAGGGTGATAGGGATATGATAATTGAAGTAGAGAAGCTAATATTTGATTTCTTGACAGAGAAATTGAAAGATAAGAAAGTTACAGTATATCATGGGTTACTGCCTGAAATTAATCATGAAGATAGAGAAGAAGGAAAGAGTGAGAAAGACCTCTTTCCTTTTGCTATTTTAAGGGTTACTAAGTTTGAGCAGACAAGAAATGGAATCGATAACTATGATGTACCAGTAGATTTAGAAGTGTGGATAGGCACTAAAATGGAAGATGAGAAAGATTATCTGAATAACTTATCTATCGGAGATTACTTAAAAAAGGAGTTTCTGAATGAAAGTACAGTAGATGGAAAATTTGCTGTGGATCAATCTTTTCCATTTTCAATAGAGTACTTTACAGCAGAAGCAGAGCCTTATTTTTACTCTGTTTGTAGATTTAGAGTATTTGGAGTACCTGACACATCAGAAGTAGTTGAGAGAAAAATAGCTAAACTACTTGGAAGGGGATAAGAATGAAAACATATATTTACGTGGGTAAAAAGCTAGATTTACCTGAGTTTCTTTTTGTAAGAGGGACTGTGTATTTTGGAGAAGAAATTGAGAAACTTATTGAGAAATATCCACTACTTGGGAGATTATTAATTCCTGTGGAAGAGTATCCAAAAATCAATAAGGACTATCAATATTTTAATTCAATAGTAGATGAAATAATAGGAGGTAGAAATGTATAAACATGGTACATACCAACAAGAAGGGGCTACAGCCTTTCAGTTACCTGTGGTTTTAGATTATGGGCATTTTATAGTTGGAACAGCACCGATTCACAAGGTTAAAGCTGAGAACAGAAAAGTCAATGAAGTAGTGAGAATAGGGACATATCAGGAAGCTATCCAATACTTTGGAGACACTTATGATTTAGATTTCTCTATATCACAAGCAATCAAAGTTTTCTTTGAATTGTATGCCGTTGCACCACTTTATATAGTTAATATTTTAGATTTAACTACGCATAAATCAGAAAAGAAAACACTTGCTAATAAAGCACTTGAAAAAGGAAAAGTGCTAATACCAAGTCACAAGGTAATTCCAGAATCTGTAGTAGTTAAAAATGCAACAGGAAAGCAAGTTATATCTGATGCAAGAACTGTTTACACAGCTGAAGGATTAGAAATTTATGCAACTGTAGATGGAAATAATGTAGATATAGAATATGAAGAAGTAGACTTATCTAAGGTTACAAAAACAGAAGCTATCGGTGGATTTGATAGTACAACAATGAAAAGAACAGGGTTAGAATTAGCAAACGAAATTTTCTTGAAATATAGTGAATTACCTGCTTTTATAGATGTTCCTGATTTTTCACATGAAAGTGATGTTGCTGCCATTATGGAAACTAAAGCTAAAACACTGAATGGTGGAATGTTTGAAGCAATAGCATTAGTAAATGCTCCAGTTGACAAGAAATATAACGAGCTTGTTGAATGGAAAGAAACTAACAACATTCTAAGTAACGATCAAGTATTGTTATATGGAAAAATCAAACTTGCAGGAGAGATTTATTATCAATCTATACATTATGCCGCTTTATCTATGAAAGTTGATGGGGGAAACAATGGTGTTCCAAGTCAAGGACCATCTAATTATTCTTACAAAATGGACGCTTTTGTATGGAAAAATGCAAGTGGAAAATATGAAGAAGTTAGATTAGATAAGGAGCAACAAGCCAATTTCTTAAATAAAAACGGTGTTGTTACTGCTATAAACTTTAAAGGTTGGAGATGTTGGGGATCTGAAACAGCTAAGAATCCTTTAGCAACAGACCCAAAAGACAAGTACATTTATGGTCGTAGAATGTTTAAATACATTGGAAATGAACTAGTTATATCATATTTTAATAATGTGGATAAAAAGTTCAGTTTAAAAATGGCTGAAACAATGAAAAAATCTATGAATATTAGATTAAATGCTCTTGTTGCTGCTGACCAACTACTATCAGCTAAAGTTAATTTCTATGCTGTAGATAATAGCTTAATAGATATCATAAATGGAGATATTACTTGGACTATAGAGCTTGGAATAATACCAGGAGCTAAATCTATAACATTCAAGAAAGTTTATGATGTTGATGCATTACAAAAATTTGCTGAAAGCTTAACAGCTTAAAAAGGAGGGAAATAATGGGAAGAAAACAAATACCTAATGCTCTTATAGATGCTGAAACATATTTTAACGGATCTAATGACCTTGCTGGAATATCAGAAGTGGAATTGCCTAACATTGAGTATGACACAGTCACATCTGAGCAAATGGGGTTAACTGCTGAATTAGAAGTGCCTTTAATGGGACACTTTAAGAAATTAGAAGCTAAAATCAAAATGGATTGTGTTGATGAGTCAATACTTGCGATTAATAATGGGAAATCTATTTTGGTTGAATGTAAAGGAGCAGCTCAAGCCATGAATAGAGAAACACACAATGCAGATGTTTATGGCATTGATGCAACTTTCAAAGGCTTAATTAAGAAAATGGACGGACTAAAAATGAAGCCTAGCGGAAAACTAGAAACATCTATCGACTTGTCTGTAACTTATTTTAAATTAGAAATAGGCGGAAAAACAGTTGTAGAAATAGATGTACTTAACAATGTAAATGTAATTCAGGGGCTTGCTAATCAAGCTGTTAGAAAATATTTAGGATTAAATTAAGGAGGACTTAAATGAAAGTAAAGTTATCACAAACATATAATTTCGGTGGAAAAGAATTCAATGAACTTGACATAAATGTAGAAGAAATGACAGGAAAAGATTTTATGCAATGCGAAAAGGAATTTAAAGCTAGAAATAAAGATGCTGGAGCTGTAAAAGAACTAGAAGATTCTTGGGCTATAACTGTAGCTGCTAAATCAGTTGGAGTTAAGTATGGAGACTTGCTTAACTTAGTATCTATAGACTACTTAAAAGTGGTGAACGGGGTAAAGCGTTTTTTGAGTCAAGGTTGGGAAGAAAAAGAGGCTCAGAAGGATACTACAGAGGAAGTAACAGAGGAAACTGGTGCTTAATCTATCTGGATATGATAACAGAGCTTTTAAGAGTTCTTAATTATTTTAAAGTTAATGTAAGCTACGATTCTATGTTGGATTGTAGCTTATATGAACTTGACTACTGGATAGCTAGAGCAAATAAGTTTGTAGAAGAAGAGGAAGAAAGACAAAACAATGATGACTAAGGAGGTGGAGTAGATGGCTAAGGACATGAGCTTAATTTGGCAAATGGGAGTTGCTGGAGCAAACGAAACAATGGCTATATTATCTAAAGCAGCTAAATCTTTAAATGAAGTAAAAGATTCTACAGAAGATTTAGTAAAAACACAAAAGAAGTTAGAAGGCTTAGATAAAGTTGCAGAAGCATATAAGAATGCTAACTCTGAATACAATAAAGCGGCTAAGAATTTAGAACAGCTTAGAAAAGCATATGCTAAATCTAATAATGTTACAGCAGAATTTAAAGAGCAAGTTAAGAATGCAGAGAAGCAAGTTGATAAACTAAATAAGCAAAAAGAAAGACAAAAACATGTCTTTGAAGCAGCAAGAAGTGCTTTAGAAAACGAAGGAATTAAGCTAGAAGGTTATAAGAAAAAGTTAAAAGAAGTTAATGAAGAACTAAAGAAGCAAGAGAAATTGAAAAAATCTCTAAGTAAAGCACAAGCTATTTCAGATATGGGAGATGCGTTTTCTAAAAAAGGAAGTGAGCAACTTAGGAGAGGTGCTGCAACAGGAGCCGCATTAGCTGTTCCAATTAAATTCTATATGGATGTAGAAGAGTCTCAAGCAGATTTAAGAAAAATTTTAGGTAAAGAAGCTGAAAAATACTATGATGATTTAGCTGAATTATCTAAAAATGGCCCTCTATCACAAATAGAAATTAATGAAATAGCAGGTAGTTTAGCACAATCTGGAATAAAAGGCGAAGATATAGTAGCATATTCAGATATGGCTGGAAAAATGAAAGTAGCATTTGATATTTCTACAGATGAAGCAGGAACATTCTTGGCCAAAACAAAAGAGCAATTAAATTTATCTAAAGATGAGCTTTTCTCATACATGGATACTCTTAATATGCTGTCTAATAACTACTCTGTTACAGCTGCACAACTAGCAGATGTATCGGCAAGAACTGGAGGATTTGCTAAATCTATAAACTTATCTAAAGAATCTAATATGGCGTTTGCTACATCTCTTATATCTACTGGAGTGACTGCAGAACAGACAAGTACTGTATTAGGTAAATTGTATTCTGAACTTTCTCAAGGTGCTAACACTAAGAATAAAGCAGCTGCTTTAGAACAATTGGGATTTGACCCTAGAACTATAAATAAAGAAATGGCAGAAAATGCTGAGGGAACTATCTTAAAAGTACTAGAAAAAATTAAAAACTCTAATATCGCAGACAAGTCAGCGTTAATCAGTGATATCTTTGGAAGTGATAAATCTGTAATCAACGGATTATCAGTGTTATCGGAAAATTTAGATGGAGTTAAGGAGAAATTAGATAAAGCGAAACAAGCTGTATCAGAAAATGAAAAGGTTAATGGAGAGTATGAAGACAGATTAAACACTTTAACTAATCAATTGAAGATATTTAGGAACAATGCTTTTAATGCTCTTGCTGACATTGGAAAGAGCATAGCTCCTGAGCTTAAAGAAACTCTAAATACTTTAAAAGAATTCACTGGAAAGATAGCTAATTTTATAAAAGAAAATCCTAAGCTAGTGGCTTTCATAGTCAAATTAGTTGCTGGATTCGCTGCAATGAATTTAGGAATGGGGGTTGCTAACAAACTATTATTAGGACCATTTGCAAAAGGTGTTGGTTGGTTATATAAGTTTGGAGCTTTTAAGAGTAAAGGTGGAGTATTCTTTGCATTAAAGAAAATGTTCCCTTTGGCATCAAAAGTCTTTGGAACTTTCGTAAAAATTGGAACTTTTTTAGGTGGAAAATTTATTGGAATAATTAAAGCAGTTGGATTAGCTCTAAAGGTTGCTTTCACGGCAAACCCAGTTGGTCTTATAATTGCTGCTATTGTAGCGGTTATTGCTATTTTTGTCCTACTTTATAAGAAGTGTGAATGGTTTAGAAAAGGAGTAAATAAAGCTTGGAAAGCTATAAAAGAAGGGTTTAAAGCTACTTGGACTTGGATAAAAAATAAATTTCACGCATTAATGGAGTTAGGAGCTAAAGTATGGGCTAAGATTAAAGAGTATAAGGCTCTATTTATACCAGTTATAGGTGTTTTTGTAGTATTATATCAAAAATGTGAATGGTTCAGAAATGGAGTAAATGCTGTATGGAAGGCTATAAAAAATGCTTTCACTAATACATGGCAATGGATAAAAGATAAATTTAATGCTTTACTTGAAATAGGATCTAATGCATGGAATGGACTAAAGAACAGTGCTACTGCTATCATAGATAAGATTAAAGAAGCTTTCAGTGGTTTCTTTGATTGGATAAATAAAAAATGGGAAAGCCTTAAAAACTTTGGTTCTAAATTAAATCCTTTTAATTGGTTTAAAGGTGATGGAGAAGTAGCCCAAAACTACTCAGGTACAAACTACTTTGGAGGCGGACTTACAACTCTAGCTGAAAGAGGTGCTGAACTTGTAGAAATGAATAATAGCTCTTTTTTAGTAAATTCTCCTGCTATGGCTAATTTACCTCGTGGAGCTAGAATTCTTAACAATTCACAAACTAGAAGCTCTTTGTCTTCAAGAGTATCATCTTTAAAAGATAGAATTAGAAGTATTTCAAATGATTCAAAAACTGTGGTTGGTGGAGATACTATAACTATCAATATTAACGGTGCTTCTGGAAGTGATACAGATATTGCTAGAGCAGTTAAAAGAGTAATTGAAGAAATGCAAAATAAGAAAAGAAGGACGGCGATAGTATGAAAAAAGTAAAAGTCTATAAAACAGTGAGTGGAGATACTTGGGACTTGATAAGTTATAAATTATACGGCTCAGAACAGTATTTCCATCAACTTATGAGAGCTAATCTTAATCTATTATCTATCGCTGTTTTCGATTCTAATATACCTATTATAGTACCTGAAATTACACCTATCGCAAGTGCAGTAGAAACATCTAAATTACCACCTTGGAAAAGATAATGTAACAATATTGATTTTATGTATAGCTTATAGTACAATAGGTATTATAATTTTATTAGGAGGGAAAAATGTTAAAAAAATTATTTTTATTTTTGGTACTTATTTTCTTTATTGGTTGCGGGTCTGAAAAAACTACAGATACCCCACAAGAGCCTATAAAAGAAGATAATTCTAGTATGTCTGTAGTAATTACAGATAAGAAAACTGGAGACACTTGGATACAAATACTAGTACCCGATGATGCTACAGATATTCAAATAGGTGAAAAAATGGCGGATTATGTTAAAAAATATCTTGATGATGGAATGAAAGATTTTATAGTGCAGGCATATGGAGACCAAAGATTTTGGAATAAGACATCTGGAACACATGGGTATACTATAGTTAGAAATGGTCAAAATATTGAAAGCTATTCACAAGCTAGAGCATATATTCCATCTGAAGATGAGAAAGAGTTGTATCTTGAGTATTATCACGCTGTTACTAATTTAATTGACACGGGAGAAAAAGAAGAAACAGCAAAGCAAATAGTTCTAAACATTTTAACTAATAGACTAAGTAAATCAGAGCAAGAAATAAAAGATATCCTAGCTAAAGTAGATGACTACTTAGATTTAAAAAGTGCTAATGTGAAAGCTCAAGACACTAGTAAAGATACAAATGAAGTAAGTTATGCCGACTTTAAAAAAGTTAAAGGTTTTGAAGACTACATAGCAGAAAAAGGAAAAGATATAAATGATGAGTCTATAAAATCATATCTAAAAGAAGAAAAAATAGACTTAAGTGTAGAAGAGTTTAAAGCTTTACAAGAAAAAGTTACAGAATGGGATAAAAATAGAAATAAATAATTATCAGGAATCCAAGAGCAGTGTAAAAGCTGCTCTTTTTTTATTACAAAAAGGAGGTTAGTGAAATTGGGATAGCAAGAAATATAAAGATATTAGTTTTCTATGAAGGAGTAGATATAACTGAAGAAATACAGCCCAGTATCTCTTCTATGACTTACACAGATAACTCAAAAAATGCGGTAGATGACTTAGAGTTAGACCTGGAAAACTTAGATTATAGATGGCTTAATGAATGGTATCCTGATGAAAATTCAAGACTCTTAATAGGGATCCAGCAAAATGAAAATGGGATATCTAAGTTCTTAGACCTTGGAATTTTCTACGTTGATGAGCCTACTTTTAATAATCAAAGACTTTCTCTCAAATGCCTAGCCTTACCATTAGACCAGACTATAAGAGATCAGGTTAACAGTGTTGCATGGGAAAAAATAACTCTATCAGAACTTCTATCTAAAATAGCAACTAAGCATGAACTAGATTATGAGTTACATTGTGATAATGCCTTCTTTGACAGACTAGACCAGGATAGAGAAACAGATCTTGGTTTTTTAAAAAGAATTCTATCTGAAACAGCCCTAAGTTTGAAAGTTACTGATGATAAGCTAATAGTCTTTAATGATGATGCATTAATTGATAACGATAATATCGATATCTTTAATATTAAAGATTTTCGTATTAGAAGCTTTACACTAAAGAAGAAAAATCAAGGAGTTTACGACAAAGTCGAGGTTAGTTATTATGATGCAGATAAGAAAAAGCACATTGTAGAGACAATTACTAAAGAAGAACTTGAGAAGAGAAATGAGGTAAAACATGCTTGATGATGGAAGTGGATATTTAGCTTTTAAAGAAAAAGCTAACAAGACAAAATCTAAAAAAAGAGTAAAAAAGGCTAAGACTAAAAAGATTAAAACTAAAGGAAAATCAGAAGCTAAGAAGGTGGCCGAGAAAACTTTAAAGGACAGTTTAAAGCAAGAATACTCTATAAACTTAACAGTTGATGGAGATGTTAAATACTGTGCTGGTTGCATTATAGAACTAGATGATAGCTTTGGTAGATTTGCTGGAAGATATGTAATCGATAAAGTTACACACAATATTGATGGAGACTACTCTTGTGATATAGAAGCTTTTAAAGTTGGTGCTAGACAAAATGCAGAAGAGAGAGCAAAAGCAATTGATAAAGCTAAAAGAGATAAGGCAGAAAAAGAAAAGGCTAAAACTGCAAATACAAGAAAAAAAGAAAGAGAAGCAAAAAAAGCAAATAAGACTAAAAATAAAAAGGTGGTGAGTAAGAATGCAGGATATCTTGAAGCAAGGGGAAGTAAATGATATAGATATAGCTAATGGTAAAGCAAGAGTTATATTTCCTGATAGGGATAACAAAATTTCAGATTGGTTAAACATACTAGTCCCATTCTCAGAGTCGCATTCAGATAATTATCATCTCGAGATAGGACAAACGGTTATAGTCTTATCATTGCCAGATATGATGGAGCAAGGATACATCTTAGGCTGTCCTATGAGACCTTCTGAAATTTCAGAAGGAGAAGTAAAAAGGACATTCTCAGATGGTGGATTCTATTCTTACAAAGATGGAGTTTTGACATTATCGCCTATCACAAAAGTGGTTATTACAGCAGATGTGGAAATAAAAAAGACTTTAACTGTAGATGGAGATACTACTTTTAAATCTAATACAGATACTAAAGGTACTGCCAAATTAGGAAATATTAATCTTAATGAGCATACTCACTCAGGAATACAACCTGGAAGTAGTAACACGGGAGGTCCATCATGATAGGAAGCTTAGGAGACATAATTTTTTATGCTAGTGACTTGAATGTATTTTCTTTAAAGAAAGAATTATCAAGAAGTAGAAAAGCTAAAATAACTCAACATGAGCCCATCTATGGTATTGGTAAAGTGAGACAACAAGGTAGAGAACTTATGGAAGTTAGCTTATCAATAGAATTGATAGCAGGACTTACTAAGGCTCCTAGTCTACATTTACAAATGTTAAAAGATTTCATGGAGTTAGGGAAATTTGCTCCTCTAATACTTGGATATCACGTAATAGGAGAGTTTCCATTTTTGATAACTGGGATAGACGAAACACTATCACATTTCAACGCTGCAACAGGAGAGTTTGACTACATTAACTTAGATATAACCCTATTGGAGTATGTAGATGACCCTTTACAGTATCAAAAAAAGATAGAGTACAGACAAACTGCTAAGACCTTTCTTGGAGTTGAGTATGAGGACACTGTAAAAAATCTACAAAAGAAGGTGTTTAAGCTATGATATATTTGATAAATTCTAAAGATGAAATAAATTACAACCCACAAAATGAGATAGAAGATGTGGTAAGAAATGTACATATGATACTAAGAGTAACAAAGGAAGAACAACCGTTAATGAGAGATTTTTCTTTAGATAGTGATGTAGTTGATAAGAACATTCCTGTTATTAAGAATAAGCTTATAGGCTTACTAATGACTAATTTAAAGAAGTATGAACCAAGAGCACTGCTTAAAAATTTAGATTTAAAGTTAGAAAATAATGACTTAGAAATAATGTTAGAAATAGAGGTGATTATATGATAGATGATACTTATGAAATTATCGAAGCTAATGCTGAAGAACTGAGACAGCAAATGCAGGAAAAGTTCGAAGAGTTAAGTGGAAGAAAAATCTCTAAACACTCGCCCGAGGGCTTAATCTTTGCTAGTGTTGCTTATCTTATAGCTATGAGAGAAGAAAACTACAATGATAATCTGAAACAAAATTACTTAAAATATGCTAGAGATTACAGATTAGACCTATTGGGAGATAGGTATGGAGATAGAGGATTAAGACTAGAAGAGCAATATGCTAAAGCTACTTTTAGATTCCATATCATATCTGCTAAACAAAAGAAAATAGTTATCCCAAAAGGAAGCTTAATCAGATATAATGACCTTTATTTTGAGACAAATGAAGAGTATTCTATTGCAGAGAATGCATTATATGTAGATGGTATTGCTACATGTAAAACACCAGGAACAATAGGGAATAATATCCCTGTGGGTCACATCAATACAATGGTTGACTTATATCCTTATTTTTCTAAAGTAGAAAATATCACTATTTCAAATGGTGGGACTGACTTAGAAGAAGATGAGGTCTATAGAGAGAGATTAAGACTTGTACCTGACTCTTTTTCTGTTGCAGGTTCAGTTGGAGCTTATATGTTTTGGACTTTATCGACATCTCCAGAGATAGTTGATGTTACTGTTAAGAGTCCAAACCCTTGTGAAGTTGATATCTATGTACTTACAAAAGATGGAGTGCCTACTCAGGAAATGAAAAATCAAGTATTAAAGGTTGTAAATTCTGATGAAATAAGACCTTTAACAGATAAAGTTACTGTAAAAAGCCCTGAAGTTGTGGATTATAAAGTTGAGTTTGACTATTACATAAATAAAGCTGATGAAATCAGTATTAACTCTATAAAAGCTAAGGTACAAACAGCAGTAAATGAATACATAGAATGGCAAAAAAATAAGTTAGGAAGAGATATCATACCTGATGAGTTAATTAAAAGATTAAAGCTTGCTGGAGTAAAAAGAACTGTTATAACATCTCCAAATTACAAAAAGCTAGAGCCACATCAGTTCGCTAAATGTAATACCAATGTAGTAATCAATTATTTAGGAGTTGAAGACATATGATATTAATTGATGACTTGAAATTAACAGACATTGCTGCTGTATCTACTCTTGATGATGCTACGACTAAATGGATATATGAATCTATAGACTATGTCTTGAGAAGTAGAAACTCTATCATAAACAGTGAATTAAAAAAGCTTGAAATGATAGATTTAATGAATGAGCAAGAGATTAATATGCTGTTATGGGAATACTCTATATACACTAAAAATGCAACTCTTGAAGAAAAGAAAAAAATAGTTAAAAGAGCTATATTTTCTAAGATTAATATGGGAACAACTAAGGTATTAAAAGATGTGTGTGGTCTATTGTACAAAGGCTTTGATGTAAAAGAATGGACTGCCTACAATGGTAGACCTGGTACTTTTAGAATCTATACCGATAAGAAAATAACAGATCCAAATGAGTATAGAGAATTAATGGAAAACATAGAAGCTAATAAGAACGTTAGAAGTCATTTAGACTATATAGAGCTTAAGCAAATAAACACATCTAAGTACTACATATCTGGCTTTAAAGAAGTAACGTTATTAGCAACTAAGGAAAATAAAAAGAAAGACTTTAGTGTAAATAATGCTATATACGTAAAAGCATATAAACAAATAATAGGAGGTATTAGCAAATGAAATTCAATGGAATAACTAAAAAAGGTAGAGAATACTTGGCTAAAATCCAAGCAGAGAACAAGCCGATTAACTTTGCTAAGATTAAAATAGGTGATGGTAGATTAGACAACTACGATAACCCTGCAGAGCTAGAGCATTTAATTAATCAAAAAGTTGAGAAAGGAATATTAACCCTAAACCAGGAACATGACACAGTTATTTTGACAACTAACATTGATAATGTGAGTCTTAGAACAGGGTATTATCCAAGAGAAATAGGAGTGTTTGTTAACGATAATGGGCAAGAGATAATGTACTATTACATGAATGATGGAGATGAAACTTCTTGGATACCACCAGAGACAGATGGACCTTTTAAGATAGAACTAAAACTTAATCTTATAGCATCTAATGCTCAATCTATTGTAGTGGAAGGAGTGGGAAAAGATCTATACATCACAAAAGAATTCTTAGAAGCTAACTATACTCAAAAAGGAGGATACGCAGGAACAGCTCAAGAAATTGATGATAGAGTAGTTTCTGCACTTGGGAAAGAAGATGGGAAATTCCCGTTAACAGAGGCAGTAAAGGGTAATGTTTATTATTTCCCTGGAAACAAAAAATTCTATATTTGTAAGGAAGCACAAAACAGAAGAGTAAGTGTTCCAGATGGGAACTTTGAAGAGTTGTCTATCTGGGAAAATCGTAAGAGATTGGAAAATTTATACAAAATGACTAAGACTAATTTAAATATTCCAAATACAACATTTGCATATGTTATAAAAC